ATACCAGCGATCAAGAGTGAACAGGTTCGTGTTATTCACGGAAATCGTGCCGCCGCGCTGGTGGATCGACATGTCGCCGTTATCGAGGAGATTGTCGCCGGCATAAGGCGTGTCGCCTACCCGAAATTTCTCCGTGCCGCCAGCCGACACCGAGAGCGTATCCGCCGCGCTTTGCCAGATACCCGTGTTCGTGTCCGCCGAAAAACTGAGCGACGGCGCCCCAACGGCACCTGCGGCAATCTGCGTCGTTGCCGTGGTCTTGAGGTTCGCGAGCGACTGCGTGCCGGCGCTTAATTCTGCCAGGTCAACCATCACCTCGCGGATAGCGTTGTTGATGCCTGACGGAGGGCAGCCCTCGTCTATATTCACCGATTGAATGTCGGTGTTGGAACCAGCGGTCGTGCTGTACTGGACGATGGTGTTTTTCGCCATGCTTAGTCCTTCGCATCAAAAAACCCGCCACGCGGCGGGTTTGTTGGGGGGTTAGTTATTGTAGGGTTTGGTCGTCGCCGTCTTGCTCAAGAACCCGCGATCCCGGCCCAGCAGCCCACGCACCGAGTTTTTGACTTACGGCTTTGCGCGCTGCGGGGCTGCTTAGGCGCGTTAGCAGCGCATACAACAAGTCCTTGTCCTGTACGGCGTCCGATATCAAGGCAGCAGCCTTGTCGTTAGTAATCCGCCCTAAAGCAGAGTTCATCAAACGAGTGGCAAAGTTAGCAGTCAGCAATGACGCGCCGCTGATTCCCTGACCAAGTGCGGCACCCCTTCTGGCAGCTATTGTCCTTGCGGCAAAGCTGATTAGCAAATTTGGAGTGTCCTTAATAATGCCGTCGATTTTAGGCAAGCTGCCTGCGGCTTTTTCAAGTTTCGCCAATTCCCCAGCTATGCGACGTAAACGAGCTCGCTCTTGACTTGTGAGCAGAACATTCGCAACACCATTAACCTCCCTCTCTTTCAACGCCCCCATAATTTTAGTTCCAGAGAGTATTGCGTCTTGCGCTTCATCAAACTCATTTGTTCTAGCTCGATCGAGTATGTAGTCAACAAACCCGCTCTTTAGACCCCTTAGCGCTTGGCCTGTTTTATCTTTAACGGCTTTTTTGCGAAGGTCCGTCGCCAAACCAATGCTATTTTTGGACTTAATTATCGCGCCCATCTCTCGATTGACCGACGTGTTTAGAAATTCGGACGCATACGCCACCCTCGGGCTCTGTATTTTCTTTTTACGCGCATCTAGGCGAATCTCTATATCGTCGGCAATTCTCTGGGCGGCGTTGGCGTCCATAAGCTGCTGCTTGAGCGCCGGAAATGCCTCGTCCAAAAGTTCGCTATTATTGCGAATAAAGTTCCCAGCTTTAGTGGGGTTTACTTTGCCAGTTCGCGAATCCAGTGCAGCATCGTAAAACTTCTGCTTTATATACTGCTCGATCGCTGCGCGGCCGACATCCGGGTCGCCTTCAATAGCTCGTAACAAATCTCGAGCGCCAACCAAACCCGCCTCGCGGGTTGACCCGATGCTTCTGGCGAGTGTTACTTCGGGCGCTATGCTCGGCCCACCTTCCTCGGCGTAGCCGAGTAACTTGCCCACTGTGCCCTGCGTATATTTCTTGTTAAGCGCGAGTGAGAATGCGCGAGCCTCATTAAAGGCGCGGCCAACGTCCGTAGCATTGTTGGCTCGAGCCCCAATGTCATCGAGGATTGAATCAGCAATTTCTTTAGATAAACGCGCTTCGTTAAAGTTGCCTTGAGCCCGTGCTTGGCGCGATGCTTCTCGCAAAGCCGAATAGAGTCCGCGAACTTCTTTGATTGCCTCACTCGCCCCAAATGGCTCGGATGCGTCTGGGTCCAAGAAATCATATGCCTTTTTTGGCATGTCCTCGTTTTGTGCGCGGGGCAAACTATCCCTAAGCTCGATGTAGCGAGCTCGCGCTATGTCTACGGGGACAGTTTCATTATCCGGTATTTTAGCCCAAATCTCACTTTCGCTATCCCTCGCTGACTTTAATGCCTTCTCAAGCTCATCCCTCATAATTATGGAGGATTCAGACGCTTTTTGAGTGGGCGCGAGGGTGTCTATTTTCGATTGCGCTGTAGCCCTGGCTTGAGATATCGCGCTATCCATGCGACCGGCTATGTTCGCCACTCGCTGCGCGACAAAATCTCGAGTATCGCCAATATCACCAACGCCTCGAATATCGCGTAATGACTGCGTGAGCTCTTTTCTAGCGTCACCAGCTTGCCTTAAAAGGTCGGCCTCGATTACTGGATCTTGCTCGCCCACTTCTTTGGCGAGTGCCATTAACCTTGGCTCGTCGGCTAGCACCGTGGCCGGCAAGTCGCTTTCAGAAGGTTTTTGAAGGCGCCTTGCTACGTCTTCGGGATCGGCTACCAAACTGCGAACACGATCAGACGCCCGTAGTTTCCCACCCTGTGTGGTGAACGGAAAAACGCCTTTCTTAATAAGCCCAACCCCAGGTGTGCGACCAAGCCCCCACGCAATAGCGCCGGGACTAAAGGCTCCCAACAATCCGCCCCCTATTTCGCTTACGGATTGTAATGCTGGTTGATCAGGAAAATCGCGCTCCCCCATGTACCGCCCCAGCCCCGCGCCAGTGCTAGCAGTAGCCTCTAATGCCGTTGTCGCAACGGGGCGCCGGCCAAAAGTCTTTATTACGTCTCCCGCTATATTGCGGACGAATTTCGGAGCTTGAGTCGCGGCCTGTAATGATTTGCTAACGGCGCCAAGTGGCAGCAAAGCCGACGCGCCTTCTCCCAGCGCGCGGCCCACATAAGCGCCAGCGCCTTCTGGTTTAGCATCCGGCTCGGCGACCGAAATGCCAATCGAGCGCATGGCGTCTACAACGTCTTCGGTTCCAAGCAAACTGCCGCTGACCATATTCAACGGCACGCCCAGAAACTTAGCAATTGCCTGATTGGCAAAAGCAAGGGGGCCACGATCTTGAGGGGCGGCGGCGTCAGATTCAAAAAACTTACGCCCGTATTCCGCGGCAACCTCTGGGTCCGTCGTGTCTACGCGGACCTTTTGCCCATTAGGTAATACAACTTCAATCATTATTTTTGGACCGTGTAGGTGCCGTCCGGGTTAATTTTTATTGTGACTGTTGGTGATCCCGAAGCACTGTCACCGGGAGAGCCTAGAATTTTCAAATAACCCTCAAATTCGGGAATCATTTCCAGCGCGGCCCGCCTTCTGTTGACGCCTTGGGTTTTATCCTTGGAGATTTTTTTTGCTTCAGACAACCGCTGCTCAAGAAATGATTTTACCTCCATCATGCGGCCCAAAAGCTGCGTGTGCGTTTGGAACATTGAAGGCTCTATACCCAATTCTTCTTGGATTACTTTTTGTTCGTAGACCGGGAATCTGCTATTGACGGCGAGAAGCCGCTTTAGCCGTTGACTAGATAATTTTAGTTTGTTGCGGATGCTTCGAGATCGTTCCCCTTGAAAATCCCAAGGAGAAAATTGGCCGATGGTGCTTTCTGCGAGTTCATCTAGCCAGGCTTTAAGCCCCGTAGCCGGATTATCGAAAGAATTTTTAGCCGCCTCTACGTCGGAGAATAAAGTGGTGGCTTGTGGCTGCGCCTCTTGGCTTTCTAGTGGTGCCGCGGTCTCTTTGGGATCGCGAGTTTGTGTTAGATCGACAATTTCAGGCTCTCCACTGACAGGATCGGGAACCACTTTTAAGGCGTTATAAACGATAGCCTCGGCCCTTTCTCTAGGGATTCCCCTGGCTACTAAATTATCAATCCGCACCTGCGATTCGCGTGCTTTTGCGGGTTTAAGCGCCTTCATTAAGTTGATCTGGTTCTCGATATTCTTTTGCCTTTGCGCGGCCGCAAGAGCTTTTTGCTGCTGCAAAGTCTGGCTATAGGTTTGCAGCGCTTGCCCGACGTTTTGCCCAAAAGTCGTTGGCATGGGCGAATATCCGCCAGCGTTAAGCAATGATCCCGCTGCTGCTAACACCGCTTGAGTGCGAGGGTCTTCAAAGCTCTTGCCAAGCAAGCCGGGTCGTTGCGGTGCCGTCTGCTGTCTCAGCAAGGCGGTAAGCGGATTAGCGCTTGGGGCAGCTACCGGCTCAACAGGGCGAGGGGTAAGAGATCCGCCGCCAAATGGACTGCCAACAAGGCCAGCGGCAGTCGGGATGGTGGCCCCTAAAGTTCTGCTCATCCGAAACCTCCAAGCAAGCCGCCGCCAAGGGCGCCGAAGATCGGATTGATCCCGGTTAGCCCTGCAAGCTGCGCCCCGCCGAGTGCGCCACCCAGGAAGCCAGCGCCGCGATTGCGAAATACTGGTGTTGTCTGCGTGCTGCCGAATGTGCCGCCACGCACCGCCGTAAGGTAATCCGCAAGTTTTTGCTGCGGCCGCGTCTGCTCAAACTGAAAGCGATTAATCTGATCTTGTAGCTCCGCTTGCGCTTGCTGCTCGCGAGCACCGCCAATCTGCTGCAATCGATCGAGGTCGGCGAAGTCGAGTGCGGCCATTCCCGGCGCTAGCTGCGCTGCTGCATCTTGGCGCGCACGTTCTTGTTGATAGTTGTCGTAAGACAGGCGGCCAGCAAGGTCGCCGAGATTACGCGACAGCACGTCGGCGTAGGCACCGCTGCCCAGGCGTCCGCTCTTTGCAAACTGGCTAGTCACCGTGTCGGTGACCGCTCGAGCAGCGGGATCGAACATTTGCTGAAAGAATGGGTTGGCGCCCAAGAACTGCCCACCCAGCACATCCTGCGTATATTGCTGGGCCTGCCTTGTGAGCGGCGAGCCAGCAATCGCTCGATCGCGAGCCATCGATAGTGCCGATTGCGTCTCCGGCGCCATGCTGACCACGGTGCTGCCGGGGAAGTAGCTGGGGCCGGGCTGTTCATACAACCGCTGCGCTTCGGTGAGGCCGCGCTCATAAAAAGGTTCGATGAACGCCGGGACAGACGATTGCGTCTGCACCGTCTTGGTTCCGCCCTTACTCATCTAAATCTCCTTAACCAATACGCGCGCCGCATCTCGATATTCGGGCAGTGCTTTGACCCACCCGGCGCGACCAATGATTTCTGCTCGATTGCAGCCATGCGTCTCGGCTGCCCAATCCACGATGAACGGCTCGACCATCAGCAATTCCTCGAGATCGCCACCTGCAAGCCAGAAGCGAACACTGCGGCCGGTCGGGTAGCTCACGATCTCCGTCACGACGACAGAATTTCTAAGCGGCCAGAATTGAGCGTGACCACGCTCGATTGCATTCCACACATCCTCGGGACTGTGAGTGTCGCCAGCGTGTGCGAGCGCTGCCTTGATGTGCGGTGTCAGGCGCGCAAACTCACCCGACGATGATGTAGCCAAATGTCCTATCCGCCTGCGAGTTGTTTGCGTGCGTCAACGTGAATGAGTTGGTCGCTCGCGCAGAAACGTAGATCGTGCCCGCGCCAATTTCGGCGGAAGCATTTGCCGTGGTGGGCATTAGCAGGACGATCGAGTCCGGGCCTGCTCGATAGTCGGTGATGGCGGTCGATGCTGCCGACGTTGCTAGCGTGACCGTGCCGCGGTTGTTGCTGTTTCCATCGAGTAGACCATTTACGACCTCGGCGACTTCTCTCGGCTGTGGCGCTGGCTGTAGCCGCCGAAAGTTGAAGTCGGTCATCGCATCCCGCCGGCCTGGATTGCCATGTCGAAGCCCTGGAAGGTGCCAAAGTCGCTTGCCGAAAACTTAATCTGGTGAAAGCGGCCACTACTGCGTAACGGGATGAAGTTGTTAGCGTTGACGTTCGAGGCCGTGCCAAAGCTTTGCAGGTCATGCGGTCGGGCTCGGCTTGCGACTTGTGCGCTAATTGCTGGCGTTGTTGCGTCATTGTCGCGGGTCACATACGGCTGAATCTGCGTGACCATCGAAGCCTGACCGGCCGTGTTTTCAAACTCGGCTGTCTGCACGGTCGCGGTTAAGGTCGCGCCGGTGAAGGTCTGAATTTTTTTGTCTTTCGACCCGCCGAGAAAAAACTCGCCGCCAACCCACAGCGGATCATCGAGCGATGTATCCAGCGCATCGATCGAACTGTTCACGTTATCGACATTCTCAAGCGTGTAGCTTGGCGAGAAGAACGAGGCGACCGAATCGTGCTCAAGCTCGATTGAGCTCCACCGCTCGAGCAAGTAGTTGTAGACCAGAATCTTGTTTGGGGTGGCGCTAGTGGTCGGGTAGCTCCAGATGATCAACTTGTTACGCGGATCAACGCCTACGGTCATTCGATGCGCGTTCGCCTTGTCGAACTCATCAAAAAATGTGCGATCGACCTTCTCGCTGCCAATGCTGCGCGAGGAGTTGCCGTCAAATAGGTAAAAGCCGTCCTGGCTCAGGTAGAAAACGAACGGCCCAACATTAGCCACGCTGCCGGGGTAGGGGCAGCCGCGGGAAGTCTCAACCTTGTCGAATTGGAAGATCAACGGCGACCCGGCATAGGTCATTCTTACAATGCCGTTCTCAAAAAGAACGACGCCGTATTCGCCGCCTACGATACCCGTGATGTTGCCTATGTCGGCAATGTCCTGGATGTCGCTTTGGTTGGTGCCGATTGTCCAGCCGGTCGCGTCGTCAATCGCTGACCAATAGACGCGCCAGGGGTGCGTCGTGCTCGAGTACCGCACATAGCCCGTCACAACAAAATCCCGCACCACTGCAATGTAGCGCGCTGCTGGCGTCCCGCTTAGATCCGCGAACAACGACGAGGTGCCAATGACGTAGCTTTGCAGGATGTCGTCGGTGCCGTGGGCAGCGATCACGCGATCGCCAAACTGCACGAAGCGCCAAGCGTCCTTGGTGCCTAGCGTGTAGTTCCCGCTCTTACTCTTGTTCGCAAGGCTCGAGTCTCCGGCGCTCAGGAGGTAGAGCTTGGTTGCGTCGCCAGCAAAAAGATTGTTTGTGTCGTTGGAGCCTTTGGCTGCAAAAATCCCGCGCAAGTAAGCGTCGGCCGCACCGCTGTAGTCGGCCATCGTTTTCATGGCTTTGTAACCAGCCGCGACCGGCACTACGTTGGTGGCGAGCGTGACGCCGGGGTTTTCCAGCGGCGGCTGGTCGGGCAACCACTCACCAAATCTATTCATTAGCCAACTCTATTCCACGTTTCAGTGCCGGGGGCTTGTGTCGTCCAAGTTTCGATGCCAACGGGCACCTCGGTCCAATCGTCACCCAACACTTGCCCAGCACCGACTACAGTTGCTGTTGTTGCAAGGGTGGCGCCGCTTGTGCCGATAAGGATGCCTGCGGCGGATACCGTGGCAGCGGTCTCGACGGACGCCGCACCAGCCGAGATAGCCAGCCCTGACGCACTCGTCGTCGCAGCAGTAGAAATTGATGCGGTGCCGACTTGGATCTTGACGCCGGCGGCTGCGACTGTTGCCGCGGCTGAGACGCTGCCCGCGCCGTTCGCAATAGCGATTCCGGCCGCGCTCGTCGTTGCCGCGGTGGCTAGTGTTCCAGCGCCACCAAATATTTTTTGCCCGGTAGCGCTTGTAGTTGCCGCTGTTGCGAGAGTTGCAGCGCCCTCGCGGACGGCGGCTGTATTCCAGATCGAGTTGTCGAGCGAATACGAAAGCGCATCGATCGAGCTCGACCATATGTCTAGCTGGTCAAGGCTTGGGCCAACAATGTCGGCCATTGGCTACGCGGCGGTAATCGTGATGCCGCCGGCGGCAATCCTAAAGATGTCGTTGGTAGCGATCGCCTTCGATGCGCTCAGGGCGCCGTGGAACAGCAAATTGCCGCTCGTCGCTGCATCGTGGATTCCAAAATGCGTGCAGGTACCCCATGAAGCCCCAGCGGCAGGGAAGTCTACGACGGCTGCGTTGTCGATCGTGCCGCCTGACGCTGCGTCCCAGGTAATCGCCTGGCGCGCATAGCCGGTGCCCGAGACTTCGTTGCCGGAGCCTGCGTCGGTCGGGTCGCTCGTCCACAATGAGACGTACACGTTGGACGGCGCACTGGTCGAAGCACGGCCTGTAAAGTGGTCCAAAAATTTCGTTTCGAGGTAGTTGCTCATCGCTGCCATGGTCGGTCCTTATCTTTAGGAAGCTGCTTTCATCTCGAGGCTGCCCGAATTGAATCGAGCGCGGTCCTCGCTGCGATTGATCTCATCGATCGCAACCGTCGTGAGACCGTCGTAGTAATTGGCGCGCTGCTCATCCATCAGGTAGCGCGCTGCCGCAGCGAGAGTTGCGTAGAGATAGGCGTCGGGGTAGCGCGTTAAGATCGTGTTGCTGGTGTTGTCCGCAGACAGCGAGGACACACCCTCGCCATAGACGATCTCAACCTCGTAGGCGTCGTCGGGAACAGGGCGGAGCGCAATCTCATCGCCCATAATGGCGTATGATTTTGGCTTGCCTAAGCCGGCGCTTGGGTGAGCGCGGTAAAAAGCGCTAGGCGTCATAAAGTCGAGCACAACGCGAGGGTCGGTGTTGAGGCGCACCAGCCGAATCGATCGAAGGTCGGTGGGCAGAACGGTGTACTCGTCACCTGTCGTCGTAGTGGCGGTGGCGCGTTTGTGCTGCGACCGGGAGATCAATTCGCGCGACAAACGGGCCTCGGCGAGATCGATAAAATCGTCAATTACTGACGTTAGATCGTCGCGCGCGAGGTGGTTCGCCACCGCCGTTTTGAGGTCGCTGTAAGTGCCAAGGGCCATTAAACGAGCCTGCCCCCGGTGGTGCGGAAGTGTTTATTGTCTGGGTCTTGCAGCCAACGCAGCCACTTTTCTTTGTTGTGTTTCGGCGACCCGTATTTGGCTAACAGGTCGAAGTAGATTGCCGTGGGGATCTCCGCGATCTTCTGGTGGTGTTTTTGGGTGTCGCCGATTAACTGACCCGGCTTCCACTGATTCGCCTCGCGCTTTGCAGCATCGAGCGTGGGCGTCACATATTGCTCGCTAACGATGCCCAAGCCATCGGCGTCGTCGGTGAGATACGTCCGCTTCTTTAGAAGCGGGTCGCTGTTGAGCAGTTTTTTCATATTAGCTTCCCAAAGAGTGGGGGCGGCCAATTGACCGCCCCCGTTCTCATCGAAATGTACTGATACTAAGCGCCGTTCAAATCAGCTACCCAAGCGTGAGCCTTGGGAGCTTTCATAATCAGCGTCCACTCAGACACGATGGAAAACTTAGTCGCATCGCCGGTAGGCGCTACATCGCT